CTTCTAACTTTAATTGCTGGCGTCTTTGGTCTTGTCGGCGTGTGGACGCAGTTGAGCAACCGCTTGGCAATTCTGGAAACGAAGCTGGATTACGGCGAAGAAAAGTTCAATGCCATCGACAAGAAGTTTGATGAGGTCATGATGCACCTTCGCCGGATTGAAGACAAACTAGATCATAAGGCTGACAGATGAGTTTCCTAAATGACTTTGAAAGTAAGCAAGACGGCGTGAACGACACCGTTGAGTTTGTTATTCGCGTGGCCATCGTAACGCTATCGGCGGTTATACTCGTTGTGGTATTGGCGCTTGTTGTTGGGCTGTTTGTTTCCAATGACATTGTGGACAGCACCGCCATCCTCGACACGGTTAACCCTGCGTTCCAGACAATTATCGGTGCGTTTGTCGGTTTGCTTGGGGGCTTGAGCCTCAACGCCAATGCGCGTGACAAGAAGTCGGAAGAACCTAAAGCCTACGACGATCCAAACGGCACCGTCTTCATCGACGAGCCTGAAGTAGACGAAGACGACGATATGGAACCTTGGGAAAAGTACCGCAACGACCTGCGCTATGATGCCAACAATGACGGCGTAGTTGACGCAGACGACTTTCCTGACTGGCGCAAGCCAGCGATATAATGGCGGGTGATCTCTCCACCGTTGAACTAATCGGCCAGCTTTGGCCGTTAGTTCTTGCGTTCATATCACTGGTCATCATCCTCGCCAAGATGGATGTGCGTCTGGGCATGGTGGAAGAGAAGATCAAGACGCTGTTTGAATTGTGGAATAAGGGAAAAGATAAGTGAGCCTTGTTGAACTGCAAAAGAAAATAGGAGTAACGGCAGATGGTGCATTCGGCCCAGGTACGTTTAAGAAAGCTGCGGCTTTTTATAAACTATCACCTGATCGGGCTGCACATTTCTTTGCTCAAACTGCGCATGAAAGCGGCGGGTTCAAAGCATTCTCGGAGAATTTGAATTATGGTGCAAAAGGTTTACGCGGCATTTTTGGTAAGTATTTCCAAACTGATGCAATGGCTAAAGCATATGAACGTCAGCCAAAAAAGATTGCTAATCGGGTATACGCAAACCGTATGGGCAATGGTGATGAAGCGTCTGGGGATGGCTGGAAGTTCCGTGGACGTGGCGCTCTCCAACTTACTGGAAAAGCAAATTATCAAGCTTTCGCAAACTACATCGGCCGACCCGAAGTAATGCACGACCCCGACCTCGTGTCGGGTGAACTGTGTTTTGAAAGCGCGCTGTGGTTCTTTGACCGTAATAAATTGTGGCCAATCTGTGACCAAGGTACAGGCGACGGTGCTATTCTGGCGCTGACAAAGCGCATCAATGGTGGTACGCATGGCCTAGATGACCGCAAAGCCAAGACAAAGAAGTACGCAACATGGCTTTAATCAACCCGCTTATGATATACGGACTAGCGGGTGCTTTGGTCATTGGTGTAGCCTCTGGCTACAAAGTCCGTGATTGGCAGTGCGATGCCGCTTATTCCAAAGCACTGGAAAAAGCTGAAAAGCAACGCCAACAAATGCAAGGAAAGATAGATGAGGTTTCTACGCTTTACCAAGTCGAGCAAGATAAAGCCGATGTGGTGGTCGCCGGAGAGCGAGAGACAATCCGCGAGATTTACAAGACTTTACCTGCCGTCTCTGCTGATTGTACTCCTGATCCTCGTGTTGTCGGGCTGCTCGAAGGCGGTATCAATCGTGCCAATGCCGCCGCCGCCAGCGAACCTAGCGAGTAATTGTCCGCCTCTGCCAAGTCCTCCTTCAACTTTGACCGACCCAGAGCGTGCAATTTGGGAAGTAGATATAATTGCAAAATATGGTGATTGTGCATTGCGTCACCGCCGAACAATAGAAGCATGGGAAGAGGCTGTAAAAATCCCCAAAAAGTGATATAAGAACTTTAGTCTTAGACACAGGTAATTAAATGGCGCTTATCCCTATCAGTATCCCGCCGGGTGTATACCGCAACGGAACCGAACTTGACAGTTCTGGCCGGTGGTATGACGTGAACCTTGTGCGCTGGGTTGAAGGGATGATGCGTCCCGTTGGTGGATGGCAGGCACGAACCACTACTGCTCTTAGCGGCAAAGCCCGTGGCATGATTTCGTGGCGTTCTAACAACAGCACCCGCTATATCAGCGTCGGTACGCATTCCAAACTCTACGCAATAACGCAATCAAGCGTTATCGTTGATATCACCCCTACTGGATTTGTTGTCGGCAATGCGAATGCGTCTGTCGGTGGCGGTTATGGCGTTGGTTTTTACAGTGCAGGCTATTACGGTACGCCACGCCCAGACGTAGGCGTTGTTACTCCGGCCACCACATGGACGCTTGATACATGGGGCGAGTATCTTCTTGGTTGCTCAAACTTTGACGGCAAGATTTATGAATGGCAGTTGGACACCGCAACGCCGACAAAGGCTGCGGCGCTAACGAATGCGCCGGTATCTAACACAGGCGTTCTTGTCACTAACGAACGCTCAGTGTTTGCTCTTGGTGCGGCTGGCAATCCGCGTAAGATTGCATGGTCTGATCTTGAGGACAACACCGTGTGGACAGCGGCATCTACGAACCTTGCCGGTAGCCTTGAGTTACAAACGAGTGGTAAGATTATCACAGCCAAGCGTGTTCGTGGCCAAGTTCTTGTTCTCACAGACATTGACGCACATATCGTTTCCTATGTCGGCCAGCCATTTGTTTATACATCTGAGTTTGCGGGTCGTGCTTGCGGCCTTGCAGGGCCAAACGCGATTGCCGTTCAGGATAACTTTGCGGTCTGGATGGGTTCGCGTGGCTTCTATATGTATGACGGCTACATCAAATCTGTGCCGTGCGAAGTGTCGGACTATGTATTCTCTGACATCAACCAAGCGCAGATCAGCAAGGCATACGCCGTCAACAACTCACAGTTTGACGAGGTGTGGTTCTTCTATCCATCGGCATCAAGCCAAGAGAACAACCGCTATGTGATTTGGAACTATGTCCAGAACAACTGGTCTATCGGCAACCTCGGCCGTTCAGCCGGGATTGATCGTGGCGTGTTCGCCAACCCGTTGATGGTGACAGACGACGGCTACATCTACGACCATGAGATTGGCATGAACCACGGCACGGAAAGCGTGTACGCCGAGACAGGGCCAGTGCAGATTGGACAGGGCGACAACATCTTGTATATTAACGAGATGATCCCAGACGAACGCAATCAGGGCGAAGTCACTGCGACCTTCTCTTCGCGCTACTATCCGAATGGCGTTGAGCAAACCTTTGGCCGTACAGCATGACCAACCCTACGTCTGTCCGCTTTAACGGCCGACAAATCCAGATGAAGGTGACTGGCGTCAGCAACGCTGATTGGCGGATCGGGACGCAGCGCCTCAACGCTATACCGGGTGGGCGTCGATGAGACTAAAACTACCACCAGCACCGGGCGTATATAACCCTGACTATGACAACCAACGCAATCGTCTTATCGAAACTTTTGCGCAGAGCGCATATATCAAGGGCGAAGATGTTGGCATCTATACGCCAGCAAAGCTGATCTATGAAGAATATTATGGCGAGTTCACCAAGACCGACAGCCAAACTCCGGCTGCTGCAAATACGGCTTACGCTCTGACACTCACCACTACCGAAATATCACAGGGCGTATCTATCGGAAGCCCTGCGTCTCGCGTTGTTATAGCCCATGCTGGGGTTTACACTTTTTTAGTTTCGGTGCAGATCACTTCTACAAACTCATCGCAAAAAGCAATTTGGGTTTGGCTTCGCAAGAACGGGACGAACATTCCAAACTCAGCAAAAATTGCGTCTATCAGCCTTAACAATGGTTATCTGGAAATGGTAGTCGAGGATATTATTTCTGCTGCTGCGAATGACTATTTTGAAATCATGTTTGCGGCAGATGATGTTAACATCTCTGTTAGTTCAGTCGCTGCTACTGCGTTTGCACCTGCCGCGCCTGCCGTCTCTCTTTCTGTAATTGAAATCGACCAACTGTAATGGGCTGTTAATTGTTTTATATTTGTGTTAATAACGAAGGAATTGGTGGCGTGACCACTAGGGGAATATAATGGCGACTACAACTACTACTGCACAGGCGCTCAATCCTTTCATTCAGGATATTCTAGCGCGTAACTATGGAGCCGCACAGCAAGTTGCGGCTATTCCGTATCAGGCATATCAAGGGCCACGCATTGCCGAATTCCGCCCAGCGGAACAGCAGGCGTTTCAGACTGCAATCAACGCTGCGACCCAGCAAGTTGGTATGCCGCAGCTTCAACAAGCTACGGAAGTTGCGCAGCGTGCGGCAGGCTACTCGCCGCAGCAGTTTCAGCAAGATGTCTCTGGCTTCATGTCGCCGTTCCAGACCAACGTCATCGACGCCACGATGGCACGCTTGGCACAGAACCGCGCTGAACGTGACGCTGCAACCAAGGCTCAGCTTGCTTCTTCGCGGGCATTCGGCAACGAACGTCGTGGTGTATATGAAGCGCAGCTTGCAGGCCAAGAGGATTTGAATACACAGCAGACGCTGGCGAACTTGTATAATCAGGGATACACGCAAGCCGCTGGGTTTGCACAAGGTCTGCCAGCACAGCAGCTTGCGGGCGCACAAGCCTTGTCTGGCTACGGCCAACAGGCGCTTGGCAATCAGCAGGCTTACGCCGCGATGCTTCAGGGTACAGGCCAAGCACAGCGCGGCATGGCTCAGCAGAACCTTGATCTGGCCTACAAGGATTTCCTCGAACAGCGCGGCTTCCCGCAGCAGCAGCTTCAGACGTTGCTTCTGGGTTCGC